TAACTTCGTCTTGTAAATCCGAAATTCTCGCCCTAATCTCGCCCATCTGCCTTAACTGGTAGGCTTTGTTGTTAATGGTCTCCGGCTTCATCTTGTCAGCGACAAACGCCTTTCGATAAGCCTCGGAAGCATCACCGAATTTGACGAATGCCTGACAGAACATTTCTTTCTTCTGTGTCAGGCTTCCCATTTATTCCCCCAACATCCCAGCTTTACGCATTGCCGTCATAAGCTCACTGACCGCCGTGTTAAGGTTGATGACTTGCTCGCGTCCCGTTTCAAGGTCTGTTATCTCAATGATTTTCAAGTCCTCAACAGGAACAGCAGCCCTAATGATACCTGCAACATCCGCAGTCGCTATTGGGATGTCGTTAATCTTTCCTTCTACGTCGCCGAGTGTGGCGACCTCAACTGCTTTACCCGGCAGCCCGTAAACTCTTTCAGTCATATGGAATATTCCACTGGATGGTTTTATGTAATACCCGCAATTTCCTTGACGGGCTGGCATGTATTCAGTTCGTTTGTTCTGTAAATCACTCTCAATTCAGCGTTTTATAAACTACGTCTTGTTGCGAGATTCTTCTATTCCCCTGATTGCCTCAAGCTGACCGTTACAGTTCTCAATGGAGAGAAGGAGGGTCATGTTTAGCTGAACGCTGTCTCCAAAGGTCATCTTTTCTGGTAGCTGAGGTACAGGACAGTCAGTCAGAAGATTTGCTGGAAGCGGCAGGCTTTTTACCTTTACCACGTCGTGAACTGTCTGAGGCGTTGAGCAGCCTGATAACAGCATCAGCAGGGATAAGATCATTGGTGCAAGCGTGGCCTTTGAGAGCATCTTTCACCTCCTCGTTGAGGCGCTGTGATTTCATCTCTGCTGCTGCACGGCGCTTGGCTTCTTTATCCACAAGGTTGTTCATTGAGGTAACAGCTTCGGTTAGGTTTTGAAGCGTGTTAGCCAGCCCATTGTTCTTGTTGGTCAGTTCTCTAGATTCTTTCTGTAGGTATTGGTTGTCGGTTTTGAGTTGCCGGTTGTCATATCCAAGCTTTGCAAGGCATTCAATGATGATGACGAGGAAAGCAAATGGGATTATTACTTTCAATGCGGATAGGTTCATCGTAATACGGCCTCGGATATTTTCGTGCGATTAATGCGGTCTTTTAGTCCGTTGAATCCACCGTTGATGCGCCTAGTCAGCCCGCGCACGTCTCCAGCGTCTGCAAATTGATTGCAGTTTTTGGCCTCCCAGAACCACCCAGCAGAGCGAGCAGCGTTGACGTCAGACAGCAACAGGTCAGGGTTGCTTTCCAAGTCCAGCCCAAGAGCCTTACCGCAGGCGGTGTAGTTGTCGTGGAACGTCACCTGCTTCAGGCCGCGCCCTCGATACTTCCAGCCGTCACCAATTATGTTGTTGCCATAGCGTCCGCCGTAAACGATGTTGGCAATGGCTTGCTGCGCAGCAGGGGATAGGGCTAACTCGCCCGGCTGTCGGCCTAACTGCTGACGTTGCGCTTCGGTTAGTCGAGAGCCGAATATATTCAGCCCGTTAACGGAGTAGTTAAGAGACTCTTGCACTGAGCGGAAGCCATTAGACTCTGTTCCAATCTGAGCGATGAAATAGGCTTGGCGTTTTGGCGTGTCGATCCCGAACTCTTTCATTGCATCGGCAACGCACTGAAACCATTTGTCGGCAAGCGACTGGTTTAATCCGGAAGCCTTCATGAATTGGTCTTTAGTCATTATCCTTTGTGTCCCCAGAGATTTTGTTGATGAATCTTTTCTCAATGGCTTTGATGAAGTTCGCACCCATCCAGCCAGATAGTCCACATGACGCGCCCATTACTTCAGGAGGCCACTCGTAATGAATGGCGATTAGAGCCATCATCAACCCGGCAAATATTGATATGATTAGCTGTAGGCATAGAGTCCTCCAACTGAACGCTTCACCGCTGAGGACTTTGAATGAATAGCTTGCAACCGCTCCCACAAATGTCATGCCTAAAGCGATGAAGATGGACCAAAAGTTAGGATCGCTTTTGTAGGACATTCTGTACATTCCCCCCCAAAGAGTGGGGGTCTATTCTTGGTTGTTAATTGAAAAAATCCGTATTCGCATTCCAATCCATTGCATTACGGGCACCGCCATGCTGTTGCCAATAGCGCGATAACGTGGCCCATCAGGGCAATCATTGGCATTTTTTTTACGCCAAGGGATCATTGTGTGGTTATCGGGAAACCCTTGTAATATCTCGCACTCGATAGGAGTCAGGCGGCGCACTTGCATACCCGTAGCAACACCATGAATATCTGTTTTTGTTAGGGTGTAGCTAACTTCTTCGGAATATCCGTTATCCTCCCCCACTGATGCTTTACGGAGAAGGCGATAGACCCTCTTTGCAAAACGTCCGGCGTTGCGCCCGGCACGGCCCTTCGTGGCCGCTCAGCGGCTTGCGTTTTGACAACAAAAAAGCCGCCGTCGCATTCACTAAGAACACTTACGGCAGCTTACCTCTAAATGATTGCTCACTTGTTCATTAATGTCAACATGTTCTATGCAACTTTCTTAATTTTCGCCACCTTCTTCCGATCATTCATCGCTTTTAGCAGCGGAAAGTAAATCATGCTCTGACTTGCACACAGGGTTTCTTTAACTTCCCGGCGAAGCGTAGAAAGCGATGGTCTTTTGAGTCGATTACCTCCCCGTGTTGTGATTTTGCGGGGACTTGCAACCTTGTGGAGGTAAACTGCAATTGAGTATTCAGTTGAGCCGTAAGAGTAATAACTTAGCAGGATGCCAAGCGCTTTTTTGTCAATGCACATGACGGAATTTACGACCTGAGAAATCAACATTCCGTCATCGTCATTGCACGTCGGGCGGCTAGGAATCCCGCTAGGTTCAACGCTTTCCATCCATTGAGCGATCATGCTGCTCATGCGCTTCTCAAGTCTGCCGCTGTATACCCACGCGCCCCACAATTCCAGCCAGATGTTTAGCCAGTCGTGCTGGTCTTTCGATAGATTAAGCTCGCGTATGTTCATCGCTTCTCCCCCTTTGGAGTGACTGGCTTTAAGTAGCTGAGTAGTCGGTTTAACCGGGTCATGTTGCCTCCCTCATGATGTGTCTGAAGTTCTGCTTCGAGCAGCTGGATCGCTCTTTCTACCAAATCCTCCCACGCAGAGAAATATTCAGCATCACAGCAGCCAGCACAGATCCGCGCACCATCGTCTGCTAACACAGTTCCGGTGTGAGCTTCTCCGCAATGATCGCAATCTGTCCAGACTGCCTTTGACCAGTCGTAGTTTTTGCGTGTTGGCCGTTGCAGCGCCGCTATATCTGTTGTATCAGTCATACAGCCTCCTTCAAAAACAGGATCCAGTGAGTTTTATCGCCTTTCCCGGTGCGCTGCCATATGGTCGGCTTCTGGTCAGTCAGGGCGATTACCTGGGCAACTGGTATCTGCGTTTCGTTCCATTTGAAAACGAGCGTGCCGTGTGGCCGCAACACTCTGAATACAGCGCGCTCATCCTGTTTATCGAGCCAGAACATCCGGGATCCGCAGCACATATCGAGAATTGGTTTGCTTGTTGCGTTAGCCATTATCTGTGCCCCTCGCATGACCAATCGAGGCAGCCGTCAAAGTCGTAAGGGTTTTCCTGCCAGCTGATTTTTCCGCACACTGGGCAATTCCAGCGGGTCTTGCCTCAAAGATCGGTTTATTAATCTCGGCGATAGCGGCGTCGGTGGCTGGTGTTTCTGGTTTGCTATCCAATGCGTCAACATAGAGGTCAGACTCATCTGCAATATGCCCGTCGAATGTGTAACATCCGCCGATGAATGATTTCAGGCTTTCGTTCTCCGCCACCAGCGCTGTGCCGATCATGATGTCATACCCCGCTGCACAAACTCGGCGTAAATAAGGCGCATTGCTTCATTTGCCAAATTGAAATCACCGCATTGCTGATAAATTTGCAGACCAGCATTAAGCATTATCTGATGGTGAACGCGTGGCAACCTTTTTGCAGTTTTCATAAAAACATCCCCATTAAAAAGCAAAATACGGCAATCAGAATGCATTCGATATAAAGTGGCATTAGAAAATAACGCCCGTAAAGGTTGCCATAACTTCCCCGAATTCGTCAGTTTCGTAACCTATAAACTCTGCTTCAGGCTGTGCATGCCGTTTGTTTTTGAAACCGTCTTTTGTAAAATCGAAAGAATGATAAGCAATTTTGACGGCGTTTTCGGTTACTGAAATATCATCCACGATGAGAACTGAACCACCGATCATCCGGTATTTATCGCCAACTTTCATGGATGCTGCCAGTTTGTAAACGTTTTTGTAGATTGCCATTTTTATCACCTTTCAAAGTAGTTGTTTGCTGCGGTGAGGTAAGATTATCTAAAGGTGACAACCTTGTCAACAATTAGGCGATAAAAAGCCGAAAATAAATTCGGCTTACATGGCGTCGATGATTTTGGCTTTTAAATCAGCGTCCTTTTCGATCATGTTCGTCAGAGCTGGGTTTTTATCAGCCAACGCCTGCACCAGAACGGTCATAGAACTACGTTTAGCGGCCAGTCGCACAACGTCATCACGCATCCGGTCAACTGAACCGCAGTATTTAGGCACCAGCGAACCGCTGCACCCAATGCTTTCGCCGATGTGATGGCGGCGCACATTCTTATAACCAATTTTCTCGGCCAGGATCAGCGCGTGGTCTAAAATCTGTTCCCGGCGCTTTTCGCTGCTCAAATATTCAATTGCCATGTTCAAAGCACCTTAATTAATAATGTTGACATGAATGTTACACTACAAACAATCAACACTGTTAGCAAAAATTGCACGTCCACCGCGACTATTGACAAAATTTAACCATGCGAGCTGTGCCAGTTCGTGCGCCATCCCTAAATTTATCTATCTCTGCCTGAATGCTATCAATATAAGAATCAAAACTAAATCCTTCTATTTCGCACACCATTTTAGAGAAGCGCAGATCTGCCGCAATGTTATTTATGAATTTATTCCTTGCGTGACACTCAATCGCCCACCGTTCATCATAGGATAGTTCTTTGTCTTTTTCGATAACTGGCTTATATGAAGATACTGACAAATTGTAATTTTTGGCCTTTATATCCACTATACTAGCGCTATAATTTCCTTCACTATCAATAAATTCTATTGATTCGGCCTTTGAACGCTTATCAAGAATGAGAACGCACGCTTCTATCCCTGTATCTACGAAAGTGTCTTTCGGTATCGAGACGACTTTATGAATAATACCGCTATCAACCATCCATGCCCTAATTATTCCTTCCCTGCCGCTGCGATACAATATGCCGGGGAAGCCCATCACAACGGCGACACCATCGTCGCTCATGTGACTAATAATATGCAAAATAAACGCATAGTCAGCGCGTGATGCTGTGGGAACAGCAGGGGCTACACTAAACCGATGGTCATCAGTAAGCGGATCCCACTTTACCGAAAATGGCGGGTTAGCAATGATTAAGTCGAAATTCTCTCCCGCGAATCCGTCATCTGCTAGTGTATCACCAGCGTATCCCGTGAAGTTAACAAGCCTACTCCTTGCCTCTTCTAGTGCGCCGATGTGTATCTCCTGCCCGAACTTCTCAACATCATCATCAAAGCAAGCGAGTAGCGCGCCGTCTCCACATGTGGGGTCATAAGCGCGCCTTGGCTTAAAATCAATGAAGCTCTTGAGCTTTTCCACCAGTTCCGGCGGCGTATAAAAAACGCCGTTTTCTTTGAAAGTTTTACGAATATCTTTTAGTGTTTTCACGAGTCGTCCACATTGTCCGATTATCCAGTGCGCCGTAAAACCCCGTCATTCAGGGCGGGGATATAAGGCTCGGTTTTCTACCTAACTTGGTGTTTCTGTTGCTCAATGTATTGCCGGATGATGGATATTGGCGATCCGCTGCAATATCAGGGCGATCACGACGAAGTAATCTGCTAGATACACCCTTGAGGCTGTTAACAAGATTTTATACCGCTAACTTTGGCGGGTAGTTGATCAGCAAATGCACGTGATCGCTGTAGTCTCAAGGTAACGTCGTCGCTGTGCAGTCGGCACCGTCCAGATTGGCATCGCGCAGGTCGGCATCGCTCAGGTTGGCATAGAACAGGGAGGCACCGCTCAGGTTGGCATCGCTCAGGTTGGCACAGCGCAGGTTGGCATAGCTCATGTTGGAACCGTTCAGGTCAGCATGCCACATGTCGGCATCGCTCAGGTCGGCACAGCTCAGATTGGCACCGTTCAGATTGGCACCGCGGAGGTTGGCATTCCACAGGATGGCACCGTGCAGGTCGGCACCGTCCAGATTGGCACCGCTCAGGTCAGCATTCCACAGGATGGCACCGCTCAGGTCGGCACCGTCCAGATTGGCACCTTTCAGATTGGCACCGCGCAGGTAGGCATGGCTAAGGTCGGAACCGCTCAGGTCGGCACCGCTCAGGTTGGCATTACTCAGGTTGGCACAGCTAAGATTGGCACCGTGCAGGTCGGAACCGCTCAGGTTGGCATTACTAAGGTCGGCACGCGATCCCTTTACATGTCCAGACTCAAGCCAAAGTTTGTGCGCTTCTAAAATATTGTTAATTTCATTAACATTCATACTCATACCTCAATTTCTTAAAGAAAAAGACCACTTAAGAGACCTATTCCACTTATTCTGATCCAGACGCTTTCAGCCATTCTGGCAGGTCGGCACCTTGCA